CCGAAGCCAGATCCTATACCTGCGCCGCGCGCCTGCTTGATAAACGAGCTGCAGATCTGCGCCTGCGTCGGCGTGATGGCAAGCCCCGTGATGCGCAGCAGGAACGCTGCCGGGTAAAACTCAGTCAGTTTGATCGTGGCAGACGGCAGCAGAACCGATCCGATGAGCAGCCGTACGACATCAATCACGTCCTCGATTGTGCCGTCGCTCCGGTTGACTCTGATACGAGCCCGAACGCGCAGCCGGTAATCAGCATCCAGCGCCCCTTGTCTCGGCTCGCCCACAATACGCCCAAGCACGTCGAGCGCCCATCCGATCGCAGTATCGACTCCAAACTCTGACAGAAGCTGCCACAGAGCATCCTCGATGGCCTGATACTGCGCCGCTTCCGCGGTGAGAATGGCTTGAATGCGCGGCTTACGGAACTCTTCAGCGAGCCGCGCAAGCATCTTGCCAGCGTGGTCACTTTCGCGCGTGACATCACTCATGGCGTACCCGCAACGGCCGTCACAAGGATGCGCGCCGAGTCAAACAATGCTACTTCACGGATTCCTATTGAAATATCTGAGGTACCCACCGGCGCAGGTGCTGTCCCAACGCGGATTGCCGTCACATTGAGCACGCCGGGCACAACGTCAACGGCTGCGCCAATACCCCACACGGTCACGTCTTTGCCGAGCGTGTACCCGTTGGCAGGAGTGAGCGCCCCCAGAATTGCCGACTTGACCTGTGCCACACCATCGGCTGGCCACTTGCTCGCGTCATAGGTGATGTCAAGCTCTAGCCAGATGTTATAGCTTGTCGGACGTGAGAACTTGATCGTGTGTGCGATGCCGGTGGAATCGGTGACGGTGCCTGTAACTCCGCCGTGTGACGCAATGCCCGCGGGCTTGGTGTCAAAGATGGTTTGCCGGATATCAGCATCAAGCCCGCCGAGCACGACCGCCTCGAAGCTGTGGGGTGGGAGTCCGTTCACATCCACAACGTCGGTGACGTTCTCGAAGACCACGCAATCTGTTACCGCGTTCCCGGTCCCCTGCCCGACCTTCAAAATGTCCGCGCGAATCGCCGGAAGCGGACCATTGCCGCGGCCCGCCAGTTCGTTTAGCCGTCGATTTCGCAGGCTTGCATCCGTCTCGACATAGGCACCCGTCACGCAGTCGGACATGTTACGGACTGATTTCCAGCCGGTTGCCGGGGAATCAATCTGTGTGATCTGGCCGGTGAGCGCTGCGAATGGGCCCGCCACTTCTGCGGTAATCGTCACATCGACCGCTGCCGTGCCATCGCCGACATAGGACCAGGTTACGGTAGCATCCACAATGCTCGACCCTGTACCGCTGGGACCGGGCCCGACAAGCGCGGACGTGCCGGGACTGATGGCCTGATACACGCGAGCCGGTGCGCCGCCATTGGTGACACGGTCGCCGACCGCGTAGGCAGTATTGACCACCCACGCTGCGACCGCTGCGGTAGTCGCATTCGCGTCGGTACCAAACCGCGTTCCCACGACCGGGATTGATACCGTCGAGCCCGCAATTACAAGAGTGAGCGGGTCGCCAGTGAGCGTGACAGTACCTACTGTCTTGCGCTCCGGGTTGCGCGTCGTTCCTGTGATTGCGCACAGGATATCAAGCTGTCGTCCTGTCGCACCATCGGGGTCTTTGCTACTGGCGAGCGCTTGACCTACCTCCCACAGCTCGGCCATGCGTTCGGCATGCAGCCCAATACGCTGCCCCGCCACGCTGTCGGCTGGAATTGAGCCGTCCGGGTTGCTGCCGAGCTGCGCGCCAAAGGTCGATTTGTAGGACTCATCAAGCTCGGTTTTGATGACGCTCTGCGGTTTGGGGACAAAGCCCTCAAGTTGCAATCCATAGCTAGGCATTCGGCACCCCTGAAAGTATCACACCCAGTTCGCCCAGGTCTGTAGTTGCGCGAAACTCAACCGTTACCGTCCGCGCGCCTGTGAATCGAACATCAAGATAGGTCACATCACTGATCCCATTCACCGACAGGATTGCCGTGCGGAAGATGTCGCGAATACGGATTAGGTTAGGATTCTTGACCAGGATCTCTTCGTACCAAGGCAAGCCTGCTTCCTCGTCGAGAAACCACTCCCCCTTGAAAAATCCAAGCCTTAATTCAACTTGCTGACGAATACCATCAAGATCGCCAGTCATGGCGAGCCCGGTCGCGTCCGCGTATTCGTCGCCGTCTTCGTTTAACGCGAAGTCGGTGATCTTTTGGTAGCTCACTTTTTCACCTCAACCGACGTTGAGCGAAAGTCTGTCGGGGTTGGCGGTGGGTTTGTCGGTGCTGACGATGCACCCGCCGGGGTTGGATGTGTGTGACTAGCAAGCCACGACACCAGCCCAAGTAGCGGGTTTGCCGACGTGAGATAGTTCCACAACGTATCTCCGCATGCGGCTTTCTCAAGCTCTATGGAGGTATTGCTACCGATTCGGATCTTGCTACCGTCGACGTGAATCTGTAGCCCTTCATCTTTGCCGAACGTGGCGCGGTCTGTCGGTGCGCTGCCGAGCGGGTGGCCAAAGTCTCGGAGCCCTGGTTGAAACACAGCGTCCGTCAGATCGTGCCGCCTATCATCCTCGGGGTCCACAGTGCCGCCGGAAACGAGCCACTTATCAAGGCTTGCCTCTGTAAACACCACCAGGCCCGTGTCGCCCTCCGCTATCGGGAACGTGATCCGATATCCGCCCGCCCCTGGGAATTGCACCGGGACGGCTGGGATTACCGGGAAGGTTTTCACCTGCAGAGCGCCGGTTTCGTCGGTGTATCGGTCCTTGATCAGTAATTCGACATCGGCCTTTTGTGTCGTCGAGTCATAGCGGACGATTTTCCCCGGCAGCGAGGTGTGGATCTGAGCCGCAAACGATTGCCGGAAGCGAGCCAAAAGATCTTGCAGCGTCGTCGGTCGGTTCATAGCGTTACACCTTCCGCGCTTGTGTACCAGTCTTGACCGTGCGTGTCTCCGCTGTGCTCGACCTTGACGCACTTCACAGAGACGCCGAGCGGGAAGCGCTCGCACTTGATAGACACCTGTGCGCCGGGCTTGATGTTGGCATTGAGCAGACACCGGAACGTGAGCAGCGGCTTCCCGCCTTTCACGAGCGGTGCGCCAAACTCCGGCGACCCGATAAGTCCCGATTGCGGGGTCAGTTCCGGCACGTCCTGCCCGCTTACTTCGGAGTCTTTCAGGATGATCACTTGCTCGTCCTGTATCGACCAACCGTAGCCCGTGCCTGCCAGCGCCTTATCAAGCTCCCGACTCACAGGACCATGTGCCACAAAGCCGTGGTCAAACTTCCCGATCAGTTTTGAGGCAACCTGGGACACGTTGCCCTGTCCAAGTCCGAACGCAGACACCAGTTTCCGCAGCACGTCCCCGCGGGAACTCTTTGCCCCAAACGATTCCGATGCTCGCGCAAACTGAAATGCTCGCTCGCCATCGCCCGACTTGATCTCTGTTTGCCAGTCCGGGCCCTCGCGTCTATGCACGACTTGCCGAACGTCGCCCTGGAAAATCTGCTTAACCCCCGTTTCGACGTAGCCGGACTCGAGCACGAACTTGACGCCCTTATTTTGCAAGGCCGACCGACGCTGTGGCGACAGATTCGAGATTGTCACTTCTGCCGTGTTCGGTTCCTTTGCAGAGGATTTCTTGACCGAAAACTTGACGCGAAGATCGGTGATTTCCGTCACGTCAGACGTGATCGATTTGTAGTCCTCGGAGACTCTATTGGCGATCAGCAGCCGAACGCGCCTATCTTGCAGTCGGCTGCTCATGCTGCGAGGTCCGCCACTTCGACGTAATAGAGCCGCACTCGGTCGCCTAGCTCCCCATAGCCCGGCACACGTCGAAGCTCGTCAAAGAAAAACACATCCTTCCCGGCGGTCCAAGTCGGGTCAACGTCGCCGCGAGATGTGTCATGGAACAGAAACCCGCCGGGCGGTCTGCGCGAATCCACCGATTCAAGGAATCCGACCAGCCACCCCACAACGCACTTTAGAGACGATTGGATCAGGGCTTCGTCCGCGTCGTACATGTGCATGTACCAACAGGATTCGCGCGTGTTCCAAGTAAATTCGAGTCGGTAATTAAGCCCGTCCAACTCGACGACGACGGTGAAATGCGGAACGTCTGTGCGAAGTGGAATCTCGACCATCATCTACCCCCAAATGATCGGATGTAGTTCTGCGCTTTGGATATCGATTCGTCTCCAGTAGTGCTATCCAAAATCGATCGATAGCGCTCCGGGGTTTGTCCGGCTGTGGGCTGCTTTCCCGTGTCAACCTTGGCGTGTGACTTGGGAGCCTTTGCAACTACGCGCCGAGTCGTGCGATTCTCGACGATGCGAACCTCTTTAAACGTCGCGGAGAATTCAAGCGCATCGCCGGTCTTGGCTGTCTTTGGCACCGTAAGGGATAGCATTGCCATCGATTCGTAGGTGCGATCTCTTGTCACCACCCGGATCGGCTTGGCTGTCTGTCTGTATCCTTCCAGTTTCTTCCATGCGGTCTGTGCGTACCCGAGCGCATTTGGTGCCGCTTCCAGCTGCGTCGCCGTAACCACCGCCCCGCCTGCATTGATCACGCGCTGGGTCTGCCGGGTCCCGATAGGACTATTGGTGATGATTCCAGTAACCGCCAGTTGCACCGGCTCCGGCCTGATGTGGTCTGTGATGTTGCTGCCAGACTCGACAGGATGCTCGGTCACTGTTGCGGTCGCAGTGTGGGTCTCGGTGACAGTGCAATCGATGGCCAGATCGCCGATGAGCGTCGGCCCGGTGTATTTGCTGGCGTCTGCCATCTTAGCGACTCACAAGCGCAGCGCTCGCGCCTTCCACTTGGGTAGACATCCACTCCTCCCAAAGCCGCTGAGATTCCGCGGATACTTCCGTGCCGCTCTGTCCTGGCTGCTGCACTATCGTAGGAGCATAGGAAGCGTTGATAACCTTGCTCTGTGGAGCCTCGTTTGGCGTTAGACGTATGCTTGGGAGCGGCTGCACAAAGAGCCGTTGCGTTACATTCTCCGCAGTCTGTCCCACTGCCGCGCCCGCTTTGTCGAGCGCTCCGAGTACCGCGGACCCTGTCTTTTTAATCGCACCGCCAAACGCACTGCCGGAAATCTTCTGCCCAGCTAGGGACGCGAGCTGTTCCAAGCGTCCGACAAGCGCCTCGACTTTGTTCGCGACCCAGCCGACGCCGTCGAAGATCTTGCCAAAAAGCCAGATCCAGTAATTGCCGACAGCGCGCAGATAGATCAACGCGGCCCGAAGGATTTTGACTAGCCAATGTTCCCCAGGCTGTGGACCTGCTGCCAAGAATTGATCAAAGACTTTCTTAATCTCCAGCCCGAGCTTGCCAAAAAGCGACTCCCCGCCATGCAAGAAAACCCAGATGTCCTCTAGGGCCAGCACCACCAAGGCAATGAGCGCAGCAATGGCTAGGATAGGCGCAGCAGCCGCAGCCCATGCCGCAGCACTAGCCACCGCAGCAGCCACCGCGGCAGCCTGTAGGGACAGAAAGGAGATCATTGCCCCTGCGTTGGCCAGCACGATCGCGGCAAGCGTGCTCAAGATCAGCACGGCAAACAGTTTCCAGCGGTCGAGCACGTAGCCAAGAATCCGCCACACTAGCGACAGACCGGTACCAAGTGCGCGGACCGCCAGACCCATCGCCCGAAACACGACCGCCATCCGAGACGACACAAGCGCGCGATTGGCCTTGATCCATTCTATTGTCGCAGACAGTGTCTCATTGATTCCGGGTAGCAGCGACGACGCAATCGCATAGCGCAGCCCGTCCGCGGCAAACTTGAGCCTATCCCATGTGTCGCCGAGGGAATCCCCAGACTCAATAAGTTCCTTCGACATCACGACGCCAAGACCGCGCGCCTCTTCGCGTAGCTTGACGATTTCCTCGCGTCCGATGGTCAAAGTCGGTATGAGCGATGCTCCCGACTTGCCAAACAGATTGATGGCCGTCGCCACTTTTCGCGCACCGTCGGGCATCGCTTTAAACTTCTCGGCGATGTCCTCCAGTACCGCGTCGGCTGCGCGAAGCTTGCCACCCTCTGTTACTGCGACGCCGAGACGCGAGAAGACTTGAGCCGCTTCGCCGCCCTGGGTTGCCGCTTGCTCCATGTGCACGGAAAGCTTGCGCAGCCCGTCCGCCATGCCCTCAAGCGATGACCCGTTAAGCTGCGCCGCATAGCCAAGCTCTTGCAAGGCCTCCGTTGTGACACCAAGTGCGACCGACGTGTCATTGAGCGCAGACGCTGTCTCAACCGTCCGCGTGATCACGTCGCGCATCTCTGCGCCCGCTCGCGCCGCGCCCTGGACGAGCAGCCCCAGCCCGCTCTTGACTGCGCCGAGCATATGATCTGCAACGGCAAACGAAGCCGCATCGACCGATAGGCCGAGCTTTGCGAATAGCTCTCGTACGATCATCTTCGCCGCTCCTTTGCCCTCATTCGGGTCTCCGCTTCCTCGTATGCGTCTAGCAGATCATTTGCTTTGCGCACATCGCCTAGTGACCAGTACCGATCGATTTCCTCGACCGTTCCCAGCCCGGCTTTGACCACTCGCCAGATCGGCCACTCATCAGAAAACCACTCGATGCCGGTCAGGGGTTCGCCGGTTTGCTCTCTGTCTTGATTCGTGCCCCGGCGAGCATCCCGCGCACGAGGTCGCGAAAATCGCCGTAGTTGACCTCAAACGCGAAGAGTGCGGCCTTTAGGAGCACGAGCGTTTGCCCCTGAAACTCGTAATCAGCGACATCGAGCAGAATGCGCGGCGTTCCTTTTGGGTCGAGGACCGCGCCCTCTAGCAGGGCCTTGGTGATGCCTTCGATTTCCGAGGGAGACAAAGCTGCAAACAGAGCGCCGAGATGCTGTGAGATATCGACGTTTTGCAGCTTATCGACACCAGCCGACGCCAGCGCCGCCAGCGTTGGGCCAAGTGCCCCGCCGATGCTCTTACCGATCCTGGTGAACAGAGACAGTGCAGCAAACGCTGGTAGCGGCTGTACCTGGATTTCGTAGCCGTCGATTTTTCGGATCTGTGGCTGCTTTGGCATTAGGACACCGCCGCCAGACCACCGATGACGAGATCGCCGTCGGCATAGTCAATGATCCATTCGCGCGGCGTGAGTTCTTTCCCAAACACCGTTTGAGGTCGCTTGCGAATGACCGCCGCTGGAGCTTGCAGCACCGTCGAGCCGTTGAGATCCTTGATCTGTAGCGGCGCAATGGTTTTTGCAGCATGTAGGGCAGACAGCACCGTGTTGCTCTGCGCCGACGCCATAAGCGACAGCGTGACGGAGCCCGAGCGGTCGTTCATATAGACAAACACCGTTTCGCGACCGTCGCTGCCCACGGTTTTCTTGACCGTATCGTCTGCGCCGTCAGGGTCAATCGTCACGTTCTCGGCAAAACCCGTGATCGTGACGTTTGCCCAAGTGACGACGAGCTTTGAAAAATCCCACGTAGAAACCGCCATGTGTCCCGCTCCTTAGCTCGACAGGCTGCCTGTGATGTAAACGAGGTGGATCGCGCCCGCAATCTGCGCGTTGAAACTGTAGCCTCGCAGGATGCGTGCCGCGCGGTCTGCCAGGGTTTGCGCTGCGGCGGTCGGAACCACCACAGTAAACGATGCCAGAAAGCCCGCTTCGATTGCGAGCTGCAAACGGGCCCTGATCACGTTGTCGATCTTGGCGATGCCAGGGTCTGTGTAGGGCACCTTTGCCGCGTTGATGACCGCCAGTGTTACGTCCTCTTGCATGCGAACTTGCAGCCAGTCGCGACCGCGGATCGTATCGATCCACTCGCCAGCGGAGACTACACCTTCTGCCGTGATGTTTCTCCCGGCTAGCGTGTAGTAGTAATTGCAGTTCTTCGCTTTGATGTTCGTGCGCCACGTCTCTGTCATCTTGTATGGGACAGTCGGACCGAGCGCAGAGATACCCCCCAGGGTTTTGCCGCGCCACGTTTCGGAACCCGGCGAGTATGGCAGCAGCCGACCGAGAAACGCAGCATCAGCAAACTGCCCGTTTTCTGGATGATAGAACGGAAGCGTGCGGAAATAGGACGCAGTCTTGAGTGCGTCTGCAACGTCGGTTGCGATGCTCTCTGCGACGGTTGCGATCTCCGAATCCGTGAGTTGTGGACAGTACACCTTCAGCTTGGATTCTGCCCACGCTGCAGCGGCCAGCACACAAGCGCTGGAATTGTACAGCGTCAGTAGTGCATACCAATCGTCATTCTCGACCACAATCGCATCGAGGTCGGTAGCGATTCCGGGGTTGGTAGTGGTTTGCAGCAAAGTCAGCAGCCCCGGGTCGGTGACAAAGAAACTGCACCAATTTCCAGCCGCAGCACCTGTCACTGTCAAAAAGGTCGATGGCGCTACACCGCCTACCGCCGCAGTGAATCCCGCCGCAGTCGCTGCCGCAGTGACAGCGGTCTGCAAACCGAGAATGATTTCATCATTCGTCGCGGTTCCGTCAGACGTATAGTCAAACTGCGTACCGTTCAAATTGACGCTGTACTTTTGCGAGTTGAGCACCTGCCCGACAGTGACCTTAAAGATCATTGTGGGCTTGAGCGTGCCCCGTCCGATGACCAGTTTTTCGGGGTGCGGAGTCTGCGCAAAGTAGGCGTTTGCTGCTTTGTATTCTGGGGTGGTTGCGGCAAAGTCTGTCGCCACCCCCTGAATGCTCGTATACGTCCGGCTGCGTTCGGTCCACCCCGTCATGGAGTAGCCGAGAATCATCGCAGTTCCAAACCCGACCTGACTGATCCCGCCTGTCTCCAGACGGATCGTGACGTTTGCAATATCTGACAACGGCATGGCCTACTCCTTACGGTGCGGTGAACGTGTTCCCCGCTTGCGTGTCTGTGATCTCGATTGTCTCGATGTACCCAGTCTTTTCGCTTGCTGCGTCGCGGCTGTAAAAGCGCATCAGCAGCACGGCTCGCCCCTGGTAGGCGATCTCTCGAACTTCCGGTGTGTACTGGACTGTTCCCACGTCAAACAGAGTGACCCCTTGCGCGGTCAGGAGTGCTCTCTTGCTGGGCAACTGTCCAACGGTTTGCAGTGTGGACAGGATTCCCTTTGCGTCTGCGCTGGTCGTAGTCTGTCCGGTGTAGCACTGCACTTCCAATGACCATTCCCGATCCCCTTGGACCGATAAAATGATTTCCTGTCCCGGCGGCTGCAGGAGGTCTGTCCGGTCTAACTGTTCATCGGTGCCAAGTACAAGCGGACCATTGAGATGGAGCGTGATGTGATCCGCGAGCGGTGCATTGATCGTGTTCTGATCGCGCCACAGCACGCGCGTTGCCAGATAGCCCGTGCTGGCCACAACCCAAGCATGCAGAGCGTCTTCGATGGCGGTCCAATTCATGACACCACCGCCCGGCAGATGGCTTTGTAGTGCTGCGAACCGAACGCAGGCCAGTGCTCAAGATGCTCGACCTCGTGCTGCTTGTCGCCAATCGTGATGAGGTCCGGCAGATATCCGCCTTCTGTTCCACCTTCCGTGGCCCCGATGTACAGCCTGGTTTTCGTCCAGACTGTCCACAGATCCCCGGTGATTTTGCCGTCAGCTAGGCGCTGCAAATCGCGCCCTGATGTCGGCTGGGCACTGGCCACAATGGACAGCGTGCTTGTCGTCGGCGCTTGTGCTCGGCCTGCAATCGGTGCCACTTGCTGCCGCCGCGTCACGGTAAGGGTCGCATTTGCGAGCGCGGTGATGCTGTCCGAGTAGCTCATCGTCCGCCCCCAAACGCAGCCCACGTCACCGAGCCCACCATGCGCCCTGTGTCAATCAGTGTGCGCACTGTGTTTGCAGCGCCCTCGCGTGTCTTTGCAATCTTGCGCGCTAACGTGCTCGGTGCGTTTGGTGGCGGTATTTGCTCGCCCTGAGTGACGGTGTTTTTCACCTCTGCGGAATACTTCGCGCCCAGCACATTGAGCGCTTTATCCACCGATAGTTTCCCATCGAGCATATGTCCAAGCAAGCGCTGCATATCGGCTTGAACTTCAGAGCGCTTTTTGTCAAAGGTGCGACCGATCCATGAGCGCGCTGGAATGGTAGCTGTGCCGAACTCCATCGCCACGGCAAGCATGCCATTCGTGATTCCGCCCCGATCGGCGCTGCCCTGCTTGCCATCATCGAGTACACCAACGCGCACATGGACATCGTTCGCGGCAAGCTGTTTGGACAGCGCTTGCAGACGTTTCCAGCCGCGGTCTATGTCGGTGACTTGACCCATTTATAGCAGCGGCAGACGACAGTTGAGCGTACCTTCGCGTAGCCTCAAAAGCTCGCGGCCCCACTTGGTTTCGGACCAGCCAGAGCCCGACGTGTTTTGCGTGATTGCGTACTTGCGCTCCACGTCGCCCACCTTCTCTAGCTCGACTTGGCCACTTGCCCCTGATACGCCTTGCAGGTACAGCAGCGCCCGGTGCGCGCAGTAGTAGGTCCAAGCTAGGCTGATCTTCGCTTCCCACGCATCAGCATTCAGCTCAATCGGAGCGTCCGCCAATATCGCGGTTTGCGATGCCAGCGGTACGCCCGACGCCTGTGGTTCGCAGTTGACGACATCAGCCCAGGTGATCACAGCTACTTGTCCTTCTTGTCCTTCTTGTCCTTGGGCTCTGGCTTGGCTTCTGGCTCGACGACCTCGACGAGTTTGTCAAGCCCAGGATACTGCTTGGCCAGCGCATCGAAGTCCGGCAGGTCGTGCTCTCCGCTGCCGAGCACATGCCCGCCGACGTGG